ACAGGCGTCATCGAGCCGTGTCCGAAGTCGCCGCGTTCGGCGTTGTAGGAGATCGACGGCTTATGGATGGGTACGAGTTTCGTCATGTTTGGTGCTCCTCTCGAGCTTGCCCTCAGAGGCAGGTTGGTGGGTAGGATCCGGGTGGCGCCGTCGTCCTCTTGCCGGGCGGCGGCGCCGCTGACTAGCAGATGACGACGCCGCTGTTCGGCTGGCGGATCCAGTTCCCCGTCTCGTTGTTCCTGACCTGGGTGTAATAGATCCATCCGGTGTTGCAGCCGATGGGGTTCGTCGAGAGCGAGAACGACGTTGGGCCGTTCCCGGTCTTGACGGCCATGATCGGGTAGAACTGTTGGCCGGTCGACGGATTCGCTTTCACGACCTCATAGGTGACGTTCCATGCCGTCCCGGAAGCACAGTTCGCGCCGCCGATGTGGAGGCTGTTGCCGTGGAGGGACTGGTTCGACCCGACGTACCACGGCCCGTTGTGGCCGTCCGGGTTCCACGAATCTCCGCAACTCGCGGCGGCTATGGCGCTGCTGCTGATTGTGAGCATGGCGAGGAGGGCGGCCATGAGGCCGCCTATGGCGAGGATGCGCATATTGCCTTTCCTAGTCCCCGGTGAGGGGGAGCGTGATGGTGGTCGGGACGGTGATCGTCGTCGTCGCTTGCGGCAGCGTCACCGTCATCGTCGGGCCTGTGACGGTCGTCGTCGGGCCGGGCACCGTCACTGTCACCGGGACGGTCACGGTGACAGGCAACGGGGCGATGCCGACGACGGCGCTCGTGACGCCGAAGAAGGGTTGCGCCTCGCGGATCTTCACGCGGTGAGCCGGCACGACGACACGACGACGCGGCGTGCCGTGGGTGTGGAACACGGCTTTGGGGACGTAGACGATGAGGATATGGTCGACGCGGCGGATCACTTTGCCGCGGACGTGGATCGTGACGAGGCGCGTCTCGCTATGCGTGTAGTGGAGCGTCCGCGTTTCAGACAGGGTGCCGACGGGCGGCGCAGCTGCTTGGCTGAGCGACACGCCGATCAGGAGCGTCCCGACCGCGAGGAAGACGAGGCCGGGGATGCGGCGGTGTCGATACCAGCTCAGCATCGCAACGCTCGGTATGACCGCAGCGTTCTCGCCTCGCTCGCGATGCTCTGCAGGATCAGCGGCGCCGCGACGTCTGCGAGCGCCGGCGGGATTCCAAGCCGCGTCACACGCTGCGCCGGCGTCAGCTTCAAATAGAGCCGGTTCTGACTGACGGCTCCGCGGAGCGCGTCACGCTGCGCGCAGAGCGCGACGTGTGCCTGTTGGCCTTCTTTCGCTTGGCGCGCCACGTCGCTCCTGGTGGACACCAAGCCGACCGCGACACCGACGACGCCGACGAAGACGACGAAGAGGCCGATCTCGACATGCCACTTCCAATAGACCTTGCGCCAGTCGGTCACGGCTTATCCCTCTGTAGCGTGGGCACGAGTCCCCAGCACGTCAGCGCCGCGCCGATCAATGCGAGCGCGATCTGGCTGCCCTCGACGGCGAGCGCGACGCCGCTGACCGCGAAGCCGGTACCGGCGACGAGGAGCATGTAGTCGCGGACAGTGTCGTAGCGACCCTTGCGAGTCCGCCCCTGCCCTGGCTCGTCGATCATTCATGTTCCGGCGACGTCATGTTCCGTCGCTGACCCACTGCGCGCCCATCCAGATCATCGGGTTCACGCCTCCGAGCGTCGTCGCGTTGCTGTTCGTGATGCTCAGGTTCCCGCCCGACGTCTGGTTGACGTCGGATTGCAACCCGTCCGCGGCGGTCGCTTTGTATCGTGACGCCGAGTTCATGTAACTGTTCACGCCCGAGGTGGGACCCGTGTCTTTCATGCCGCCGATCTCTGCCGGCGCCGACCCGGATACTCGCAGCGTGATCCACCGCGCGCCGGTGCCGTTCGCGGCGAACTGGCAGGCAACGAAACAGTCGTAGACGCCGGCGGTGTTGAACGTGATCAGCGTCGGCGCGCCGCTTGGGTCATGCATCGTGTCGGTGTCGTAGATGTCGGTCGCGTTGAACGAGAGCGTGGTGACGGTGCCGGTCGCGATGACCTGCGCCGTCGTCCTCGACGCGATGCAGCCAGGCGCGGAATGCAGGAAGTTGGTGTTGTCGCGCACATTCGTGTTGAGAGCCGCTGCCGTCAACACATTGCCGGTAGTAAAGGTAGCAGGCGTCGACCACGCCATCACCCACGCTCCGCTGTGACGCCATGCTCGATGTTCTCAGTGATGAGGTGTTCCACGCGTTCTCCTACCTGCCAGTTCTGGTTCACGATGCGCCGCGGCCGGAGCAACTCCTCGATCTCGCGGCGCCGGATCGGCCATAACACGGTGTACGCCGCGCCGCATTCCTCGCAGCGCCATCGCCGCACTTCGGGCTGGATTTGGCTGGCGCTGCGACATTCGCATTCAACGATCCACCTGCCACGGTTCGCGTAGGCTCGGGTGATGTTCACCGGCCGAGGTTCGCCGCGGTCGCTGTGTTGTTGTCGCCGAGCTTGCCGGTACCGAGAACGAGCCAGTTCGTCGTGTTCGAGATGATGGTGTAGTTCGACAAGCCGAGTTGGCTCGACCAAGACTCGCCGTCGAAGCTATGCGAGACGTGCTCGACGAAACAGTCCTGGCTGAGGACGTTGCCGCTGGGTGGGCGGCGTTTGACGGTGCAGACGGCTGTCTCGAACCTCCACCCGCCGGATGGCAGGAGGACGGCGAAGTCGCCGGGGTTCGCCGTTGTGACGGGGTTGACGGTGATCTGGTCGATCCGCGTCGCCATCGTCTTGTTGATCGTCACGCGGTACACCGCCTCGTCATACGCTTCGTTCGGGTCGGTCGTCAGGCTCGTCGCCGAGTTGTAGTGCGGCCCGTATTTCGCGATGCTCGCTGTGTCGCTGTAGACGTGGTCGGTGCCGTCGATGTCGGCGGTGACGGTCATCCCGTTGATCAGCAGCGCGTCGTCGTTCGTCGGCGCGATGTCCGACTCATATGGGATCTCGGTCGAGCTCGTGACGAGGTCGCCGAACACGTTCGTCGGCGCCGCCGCGTTCGAGCGGCTATACCGCCCGGCGATCTCGAGCGTCCCGTTGCCCTGCACGTAGAGGATGCCGTCTTCGGTGTCGTGGACGGCGGCCTGCATCGCGCCTAGCGCCGGCTCGTTGTGATCCATCAATCCTGTGTCGGGGTTCACGGGGATCGCGTGGCAGATACTCGTCGGCGTTGGTACGGCGACTGTGAGCCACGACGTCGAGAATCCACAATCCGAAAGGATCTGTTGGCACCGCGCCTGCGATGTCTGCGCCGCGACGGGCGACGCCGGGATCCACGTCTGGAGGTTCAGGAACTTGAACATATCCGTCGCCGTGATCACCATCTGCTCATAGCCAGGCTCATAACTTGGCGTGAGACTGTCGACGTAGCCGCTGAACACGGCGCTCTGCGACCCGCCGCTCGGCGTCACCACGAGCGTGAGGTGGTTCCCGACGCCGAGGTTGCCGCCCCACGGCGCCGACGCGAAAGTGGGGTCGAAGATACCCGTCTGGTTGTCGAGGGTGACGGAGATCGTGCCGGCGTCGAAGTAGCTTTGGATGTTCGACCTGCCCTGCGTGGTTGACCACGACATGAGGTACGGCGAGATGTCGGGACGCTGCGCGAGGTTCGTGACGTTCGCGGCGAAGTCGGCGGCTGAGAGCGGCGCCGAGTTGACGTCGAGGTAGAGCGCGGCGGTGGGCCATGCGACGGTCGTCACCGGATCGTCTTCCCTCCGATCGACACGGGGTTACCCGAACGGATCGCGCGGCCCAACGCCTTGCGGACGAGGAGTTCGGCGTCGCGTTCCGACGCGACGACGCTGCCGCGCATGTCGATCACCACCATCTGCCCCGCCGAACCCTTATGCGTCGGCAGGATCGTCTCGCCGCCGGCCGCCCAGATCGGCCTGTGGACGCCACGCGGGCCGGGCACGACACCGCCCTTGTCATACCAGTTGTATTGCACCTCATGCGCCCACGCCGCCGCCGGCGACCCATACCCAGGCCGCGTCTTGATGTAGTTCAGCCCCCAGTTCACCTGCGTTTTCATGTCCGCAGAGCCGCCCTGGAACGGCAGCCACGCCGCCTGCGGCATCTTCGAATAGGGCAACGCTTGGGGGATCCCCGTCGCGCCAGACTTCGAGTTGTACGCCATGTTGTTCCAGCCCGACTCCTGGTTCCACAACGGGATCAGGCTCCCCATCTGGCTCGAGTTCCACCCATACCGGCTCATCTGGCTGTTCGCATAGTTCTGTGCGGCTCCCGACGGCGCGGAACTGCCGCCACGCGCTTGGCGGCCAGCGGCGCCGCCGAGGCTGCCGCTGCCAAGGCTGAGCTGTTCAAGGAACCCGATCGCCTTTTGCGCCCAGCTGATGATCTTCTTGATCGGCCCGATCACATACTTGTTCACCCACCCCGCGAAGGTGGAGAGCGCACTACGGATGTTGCCCCACCTGTCGATGATGAAACCGACGACGTGGTTCGCCGCCGCTTTGATCGTCGACCAATGATTGATGATCTGCTGGACGACGAGGAACCAGCCGCCCGTCAGGATCGTCAGCATCGTCTTCCAATGCGCCTGGATGAACCCGACGACGACCTGGAACGCCGCCTGGATCGCGGCGAGCGACGAGCGGACGATGTCGCGGAACGTGCCGCTCCGCTTCCACAACACGACGAACGCGGCGGCGAGCGCGGCGGCAGCGACGATCGCGATACCAAGCGGGTTCGCGTCCATAGCCGCGTTCAGCAACCATTGAGCCGCAGTCCACACCCGCGTCGCGATCACGATCGCCTTCTGCACTGCGAGATACGCCTCGAAGCCTAGGACGAGCGTCCCGACGAATACGGCGATAGCTTGGATCCACACCGACCAGCGGCCATAGAAGCCGATCGCGAACTTGACGGCATCGACGATCTGCAAGATTACATCGCGCAACGCGCCGAACACCGCCGTCCCCTTCTGCTGGATCATCGGCAAGTTCTGCGCGAACCACGCCGCGAACTTGTTCAGATAGGGCAGCAGGACGTTGCCGAGCCGCTCGAGCAGGATGTCAGCCGACGCGCGGATCCGTCCGAGCGCACCTGCCGCCGTGTTCGCATACGCCTTATATGACCCGCCGAACTTCTTTTGGAGCTGCGCGAGCGCGCCCTGACGGTTCGCGACGAGGTCAGCCTGTTTCGCGGCGGCCTTCCCCGCCGCCGTCGCGTGCGTCGTCGACGCCATATACGCGTCATAGTTCGCCGTCGACTTGTGCAGGTAGATGCCGAGGCGGGTGAGGCTCGTCGTGCTGCCGTTCCACGCCTTCGACAGGATCACCGACGCCTGGCTCAGCGACATCCCTTTGGCACGCGCCAAGTCCATCGCTTCGCCCTGCAGCTTCTGGGCTGAGGTGACCTTCCCCGTCGTCGTGACGAGCGTCGCCAGCGACGTTTCCAAATCGGTATTAGTGAACCCTGAGAGGCCGGCCAGTTTGTCTTGCGTCTCCTTGATCTGGCCGCCGAGCTGCTTCCAACTCAGGCCGCTGTTGTCGACCGACTTTTTCAGCTTCGTGAGAGCGACCTGGTTCTGACCCGCGATACGGATGCCATCGCCGATCGCCGCGACGAAACTGATGCCGATCAGGCCGCCGGCGTACTCTGCCGCCTTACCGACCTCTTTCAACGTCCCGACGACATGGCGGTGCATCCCGTCGCCGAACGACTTCGACTGGGTCGAAGCCTTCTGGAAGCTGCGGCCGAGACCCGACGTGTCGCCGGTGACGCGGACGTTCAGGACGCGGTCAGCCACGCGCCGCTCGTTCCCGCTTCACTTGTTCGCGTCGTTCATGCTCGAACAACTCGTTGATGGCGCTGATTTCGCGGAGGTTCAACCTGTGCATCTCCCATGGCTTGAAACCGAAGCGTTCACCTATGACTGGTGTCCAGCTGCGGCGCGCAGCGTCCCCAAGTCGATAGGCGTCTCCACGGTTGCGTCCGGCTCCGCGACGGGCTGCGAGTCGCTGGCCGGGACGGGAGGAGGGAGTTCGGCGGCCGCCTCGGGCTTCTGCGCGAGCGCCGCCATCTTCACATGCCGGAGCTCGTCCATCGTGATCTCGTCGCCGGCGCGCTGCACAGCGATGCGGATCAGCGACATCGTGAACTTGACGTTCCGCATCGTCTTCGGATCTTCCAGGTCGGGCATCTCGCCGCCGAACATCTCCTGGATGACCTCGAAATCGCCGAGCTCCAACTCGTCTTCTTCCGGCAGCTTGTATGACTTGTCGTTGATGTCGATGCTCGCCACTTATCGTCCCCATTCATCGGCGATCCAGTCGACGAGGCGTTCCATGTCGCGGATCACGGTTCCGCGGCGTTCCTCGAGGCCGCGCCGCAGGAAACTCCTGCTACCGCCGGCCTCGTATTCGAGCCGCTGTGGATAGTTGTAGCCCTGCGGATACTTAGTGCTGACCGTCTTGGCTGTGTCGCGGACGTAGACGCTGCCGCCGCGGACGCTGACCGTCATCTTGCTGATCAACTGTCCGGGATGAGGGTCACGCCCCGAGCCATGCAACCCCTCGCTCGCGGCGACGGCTCTGGCCTGGTCGACGACGCCTTTACCGATCACGCGCAACTGTTTCTGCAACTCGCGACGAAGACCCTTATCGACGCGGCCGAACGCTTTCACGAGCTCGTCGAGTCCTTCGACCTGGACGTGGTCGCCTGCCACTAGTCGGCGGTGTCCGTCGTGCGGTACACCATCGATGGTGCCGTCGTGCCGTCCCACAGCACGGTGATCGGGATGCTCTGGGTGAGGATGTCGGGGCCGGCGACGTTCGGCGTGATCCCGTCGAGTTGGACGAGCGGACACGTCAGCGCGACCTGGTAGAAGTAGTTGGGCGTGACGGCTTCGATCTGCGCGCCGACCCACGTCGCGGTGAGCGCCACCGACGTCGCGTTCTGGAACAGCGAATACATCCCCATCGACGCGAACTCGACGTCGATCGTCCCGGTGAACGCGACCATCGCGTTCGGCACCGGCTCCTTCTTCAACGTGTTCGTGCGCAGGAAGTAGCGGTCGGTTTTGATGCCGGGGTCGTAGGTGAGGGTGATGTTGGTGACGTCGGCGTTGCCGCCCTGGACGGTGATCTGGCCCTGTGTGTAGTTGAAGATGCTCTGCGACGCAGGGTATGACGCGGACGCGAGCGAGACGGTGGTGTCCTCGTCCATCGAGTCGAACGTCGTTTTCAGCATCAACTCGCCGTCGACGGCGTTCGAGAGTTCCCAACCGTTGATCTTGCTGCCTTTGTAGGTGAAGGCGTTGCAGGTGCCGTCGAGGCTCGTCCTGCCGACCTGGACGCTGAGGCTTTTACCGGTCGGGTCGGCGAGGGTATACGTGTGGTCGCGCGTCAGGACGCCGTTCGACGGTGTGGACACGACGCTGCTGCCCCACATGTGTTTGAACAGGAGGCCGAACCCGGTGTTCGCGACTTCCCAGTTCACGTCGCCGGCCGCGCCTTTGCGGTTCGCGGCGCGGCGATCGCTTCTGAGGAGCCGGTTGCCGGTACGAATCGCCGTCGACGCGATGTGGTCGAGGGTCAGGGCGAGCGATTCGTCGGTGAACTCGAGGAACCGTGTCACCGTCACGGGGTCGCCGTAGCCGGTGCCTGGGACGGTCGTCGCGAACGTGAGGCCCGTCGTGGCGCCCTGCACCGTAAGCGCCGGCACGTTCTTCCCGGACACGAGCGCGCCCGAGAATGTGACGGTGGTGAGGGACGGCAGCGGGCCGCCGGTGACGGTGACGCCTTCCGTCGTCCCGACGCCGCCGCCGAGGTTCCACAACGCGTTCAGCGCCGTCTGGATCGAGACGGCTGTCGCCGACGTCGTGAGCGTGATGGTCGTGAGCGCCCCGTCGAAGTTGATGCCGAACGTGCCGCTCGGCGTACCGCTGATGGTCTGCACTTCGTTGGTGTAGACCTCTTCTGCCATGCCGATCTGGGCGGAGAGTCCCGACTTGATCGCCATCACTCACCACCCTTCTTTTCGCTGGTCTTGGGCTTCGGGATCGGCTGCCAGTTCGACTCCTGCTCGAGCAGCCGATCCGCGTGGTCTGTCGTCGTTTCGAGTTCTGCGCCGTGGTTGACTTCGGCGGTCGTGCCGTCGGGCCGTTCGAGCTCGACAGCTACGTGCGGCCCGACGTACCTGATCTTCTTGGTAGCCATCGCTCCTTCTCCTTAGATTCGTGCTCTGCAGTGGATACGCATGATCAACTCGCTGCCAGACCAGTTCCCGTCGCCGCCATCGCGGATGTCGTAGCCTTGATCGACGGCATAGAGGTTGAGCGCGCCTCCGATCGTCGCATCGGCGCGGACGAGGCTCGCGATCGCGTCGCGGAGCGTCTCTGCCCTGGTGAGCGGGTTGAAGCCGTTGACGTCGTTCTGGTTCACCGAGATGGTGATGATGAGGTCATATTGTTCGTCGCGTTTCTGTTGGCCGATCGTCGCGCTCGTGATCTCGACGTTCGCGCAGCTGAATGCGATGACCTCGTCGGGCGCGGATTGTGTCGGGCCGCCCCAGTTCACGTCCGTCGCCGTCAAAGCCGGCGTGGCGGCGAGTTGCGCCATCAATGTGGACGCGACGGCCGGCAGCGTCGACGGGAGGGCTGCCGCTGCGACGGCCATCAGACGGTCATCCTCTTGTAGGCGCCGAGCGTCGCCCATGCCGACCGCGCGTCAGCGTTCGGCAGCGTCAGTCTGGGGAGGTCGGTGAACACTTCGGTGCCTTGGTATTGGCCTTGGGCGACGTCGATCCACGACGCGATGATGACCGTCGCCGCTTGCACGATGTCGTCGGGGACAGTCGCCATCCCCCAGTTGCCGGTGATCGCGAGCTTCGAGTATCCGAAGATGAGCGCCGTCGGCGAAATGATGCCGCCAAGAAACGGCGACAACTGGATCCGTTTGTAGATGCCGTCTGGGTTCGGCTGCGGCAGGAGGGAGTATTGGCTCGTCGCGAGCACCGTCGCAGCGCCTTCCGGGCTTAGCGTCACGGTCGTCGCCGCGCGAAGAACATAGGGGTTCAACTCCACGACGAGGCCGCCGCCAGTGATATCGACGAGGAATGTGTAGGTGACCGCGGTCGATGCTGGCGCAATCTGCATATCCAGCCACCGCATGATCATCGGCGAGCCGCGGCTGATGAACGACTGGATCTGGTCGTTCCGTGTCTGGTCGGCGCTGATGCGGAGGGCTTGGCGGACGTCGGTGACGGTACATAGATCCGTCGAGCGTGGCGCGGAGTGGTCGCGGATGTAGACGTTGAACGTCTCCGGCGTGTCCTGGACAGCGCCGCCTGGCAGCACGACGTGCCACCATCCGACGAGTGGTGGGACTTGGTAGGCGACGGCGGTGTCGGTCGCGTTCGGCGCGTAGGTGACGCCGCCCTTGTTCGTCGTCTGGTTCAGCATCGTGATCTGAGCTCCCGACACGTCGAGGACGAGCGTGTTCGTTCTGGGGTCGCGCGCCTGGAAGCTGATTGTCGACCCGGTCAGGTCTTGGGGGACGCCGCCGACCTTGATCGTGTCGCTGACTGTTGGGCTCGAGTTGCCCTTATAGAGAACGACGTCGGCCATTAGTTGAACGCTCCGCTCATCGGGTTAGAAGAGACGCCGCCGCTGGGCACGTCGCCATATTCGGCATCCGCCGGCGCGTCCGACACGCCTAGGCTGGTACTGGTCTGGAACGGCGCGGTGATGACGATGATCGCGCCGGCCGTCACGATCGGCAGCAGCATCGCGGCTGCGGCTGTCGCGCTTGGCGCCGGGATTTTGAGTTGGAGGCGGTTGCCGACGGTGCCGGGCAGCGGCGACGACGCCGATGCCGTCGCGGTGGGCATGATGATGGTGACGCCGAGCAGCGGCAGTGGCGCCGATGCCGTGGCTTGGGCGATGGCGGCGAGGACGCGGAGTTGGAGGATCGGGTTCGGCGACGACGCCGCAGCCGTCGCGGCGGGCGGGAGCACCATGATCATGCTCGCAACCGTCGGCACCGGGCCGCTCGCAGCCGCAGACGCGACCGGGATTGGTACCTGTACCTTGATCGCAGGCTGCGGAGCAGACGCAGCCGCCGCGGCGACGGGCGGCGCGACCGTCTGACCACCGAACGCCGACGGCGTCAGAGACGACGCAGCAGCAGTCGCCGCGGCTGGTGAGACGCGCAGCTGGACGACGGGGAGCGGCGAAGACGACGAGGCCGCGGCTGTGGGCGGAGAAACCGTGGCGCCAGCCGCGATGGCTGGGACGGGCGACGACGCGGACGCTGTGGCGACCGGCACAGGGACCTGCGCCTGTATGCTCGGCGTGGGCGCGCTCGCCGATGCGGATGCCGCTGCCAGCGAAACGCGTAGCTGGGGGACCGAGACGAGAGATGACGCAGCCGCGGTGGCTGCTGCGGGCGGCACGTTGAGCGCGACACCAGCCACCAGGGATGACGCCGCGGCCGTCGCGGCGGGCGGCGAGACCTGGGTACCGGCCGAGACGATGGGTGTCGGCGCGGTCGCCGCAGCCGTCGCTGCGGCTGGTGAGACGCGGAGTTGTGGGACGGGTGTCGCGCTGCTCGCCGCTGCCGTCGCCGCTGCCGGCGAAACGCGCAGCTGTGGCACAGAAACCAGCGATGACGCAGACGCCGTCGCGGCGGCGGGCGCGACCTGTACCTGGATCGCAGGTGTAGGCGCCGAGGCTGCGGCGGTCGCGGCTGTTGGGCTGACGGTCTGGTTCGTTACACCCGTCGGGCCGGGCCACGAAGTCGCGAACCCGTTCAGGTCATCGACATAGAGCTGCTGGTTCTGGCTCGGGAAATAGCTGCTCTGGTCGACGTTGCTGTTCGTCGCCGAGGTAGCGGTCAGGTCTTGGTCAGGCGCACCCGACGAGTCCATCGAGTTCCATACCTTGACCTCGAGCTGGCTCGACGAGTTGTGGTGCCACTCAAGACGGTACCACTGTCCCGTCGTCGGAGCCGTCCCGATCGCCCTCGTCGTGAATGCGCTGTCCTGGATGATGAACTGTGGCGTCCCGAAGATGATGCGCCACTTCGCCGAACCGGACAGGAACCCGGCCGCCTCGAACGATGCGCCCGCTGCGGCGAGGTAGACATAGGCGCGGCCATATCCATCGCCGGTGGCGGTCTGCGACCACGTCAGGCTCATCGACGTCGCCGACATGCTGTAGGAGAGCGTGCCGTGCGCGGCCTGCGTCGTCGAGAAGGTGGGCGTGCCGCCTACAGCGGTGAATGCGTCGCCGCTCGAGCCACCCGAGTTGCCGGTGGTGACGGTGGTGCCGTTCGTGCCGCCTTCGGCGTTGTTCAGGAGGCCGGTGCCGAGTCCTGTGACGGTGACGCTCGGGACGAGCGCCGACGCGGTGGCAGAGGCGGCTGGTGGCGAGACTGTCTGCGGGCCGCCCGCAGTGCTGACCGTCGGCACCAACGAGGACGCGGCGGCTGTCGCGGCTGCCGGTGAAACGGTCTGGTTACCGGCGGCGACGTCGAACGCGGCGATAACCGTCGTCGATACCTGGCTCGGCTGCGTGAACGTCGCCGTGTAGGTGCCGTTGCTCGTCTCGTTATCGTGAGCCGACGTGACGTTGAGGCCGGCGCCGCCGCCGCTCGCGCCGCTATCGATCGAGAAGGGGCTGGCGACGCTCGATGGCGCGCTCGCGGCGCCGTCGGACGCGATGATGAACGTCGCGCCGCCACCAGTCGTCGTCGCCGCGTCGGCCGACGACGTCGACGCCGTCGTGTGGTTGGTGGTGTGATGCGCATTGACGGTACCCGCCAACCCGCTGACTTCGTAGAACGACACCTGCGTCTTCGACGTGCCGCTCATGTGGACAACGAGGTTCGTGATCGCCGCGCCGCTCGGCACCCACCACGCATCGGCGAAGCCTGACGTCGATCCGCCGCCGCCATCGATGTGAACCCATGTGTTCGACGCCGAATCGGTGATCGACGAGATCGTCCGCGTCTTCGTGACGCACGCGACGACGGCGATCAACGCGTTCCCCGCCGTCGACGTGCCACCACCCATCCCGGTGAGGGTGTACGTCTTCGACGGGTTCGTCGCCGTGTTGTCGAAGTCGTGCAGCGCCTGGACGATTGTTGCGCTCATACCGCTTCTAGCCCTCGCGTGGCTACGCGACCACGACCGAGATGATGCCGCCGGCGTTCCACGCGATCGTCAGCGTCGCACCAGCCGCAGCGGTGACAGTCCCGCCGAACAGGACGTAGGAGATGACGGGCTTGTTCGACGCGGGCGTCGAGTCATAGACGACGGCGCTCGTCGCCGAGATGCCCGCCCCCGTGGCTGTCCACACGGCGTTCGCGGCCGTCCACGTCGTCGTCTGCGCGCTCGTCGTCGCGGTCGACCCGACCGTCACACCGCCGGCGGTGTACCCGTTCGCGGTCGTGAGTTCCGTCCACGCCGCCGAGAACGGCGACGCATCAAAATACTTGTGCGTCGCGGCGTAGGTGTAGGCGGTGTTCGACAGGCCACACTTGATGGTGTCGCTGTTGATGTTCGCTTCTTTGTTCCACGTCGTCGTGAGCATCATCGGGTACATGAAGGCTGTGACAGCCACGGCTTACTCCTCTTCTTCTGGTGTTGGGATGGAGATCGCGATGGCTGTCGGCGCGCCGATCACCACATCGCCCGACGAGGAGACGCTGACGCTGCCGGTCGTCGGCTCGTCGACCGTCTCGACCGGCTCAGTGTTGGGCGCGTTCTCCACTTACTCCTCGTCAGCCTTCGCTGCGCGCGGCGTGGAGAGCGTCTCGCCGTGGTACTGCTTCGCGTAGGCCGCGACCTCTCGAGCGCGGTCTGTCCGGCCGAGACGGACATGCATCGCGTGCTCGGTCTTCAACGCTTCGAGCTGCTCCGCCTTCTGTGCCTTGCTGTCGTAGCCCTTCGTGTCGTCCGAAGCCACTTTCATCTCCTGTTTGGGGTGTGCGTAGCGGGTGGCGGCACGCCGAAGCGCGCCGCCACCCTCGTGGATGTCTAGAAGCCGGTGACCGGGATAAAGCCGGTGCCCGACACGATCGAGATCATCTTCGCCTGGCGGCTCGTGGTGGCGTAGAAGCCGTACATCACGAACTGATACTGCAGGTTCGCGATGCTCGTCTGATCAGCGACCTTGAAGCGTGGCGGCGACTCCCAGAAATCGAAGCCGCGCCGGTTCAGGAACACGAGCCGCGACTCGTTCGTGCCGCCGCCGAGGTTCGTCGGCATGTTCGCATCGATGCAGATCGGGATGCCACCGATGTTGCCGACCAGGCCGTTCGCCGGATCCTGCACGAACGTGCCGTCGCCGAGCGTGTTCACGCCCGTCCCGACCGACAGGTAGAGCGGCCGGAGCTGGCTGTCGAGGCCAGACAGGATGTTGTACCAGATCGACGGGTGCGTGACACCCATGTCGACCCCGACGAACGCGTTCTTCGCGATCTGCGAAGCGGACTGTGCCGTCGGCGCGAAGAACTCGCCGCCGGTCGGCGTGGCGTCGGTGTAGGTGACGGTGTTCGTCGACGCGACGTTCACGAGTCCCTTCGCGTTCGTGACCGCGCCCGTCAGGGCGAGGAGATCGACCTGCGTGTTGTACGCCGCGGTCAGGTCTTGCATCACGACCTGATCGCTGATGGGGCCGAGCTCGACGAACTGGTAGGACGCGATGGTGCGGCCGGCCACCGTCTGCACCTGCGCCGTGACGCTGGTGGTGACGAGGTCGGTGTTCGACACGCTGCCTGCGTCCGTCTGAGCCGCCGCCGACGAGCCGGTGGTGATCTTCGGGAAGTTCAGGCTGTTCGTGTCGGGCGGCAGGTCGCTCGTCCCCAACGCGTTCAGGAACGGACGGCCAACTCGCAGCAGCGGCGCGTACTGGTCGACGTACCAGACGGGAGGCACGAACTCGCCGCCGCTGGTCGCCGTCTGGTTCACGCCGGCCGCGTTCAGCTGGGTGGGCGACAGGTTCGCTTTCGCCCAGTCGCCGTACTCGGCGTTGTTGCGGACGAGGCGGTCATACGCCTTCGGGTCGCCGCTGCCGGCGCGGGTGAGGTCGTTGAAGAAGCCGACCTTGACGTCGGGGCGGTAGGTGAGCGCCTCCTTGCCGACGACGATGGTGCCGGGGCTCGTCTGGCTGGATGGCGACTCCTTGGGGAGTTCGCGCGGCATCGCGGCGCGCTGCTTGCCGATGCCTTCGAGCGTCTCGATCTCGTGCGTCGCGAGTTCATATGCCTGTTCGGCGATGCGCGACTGTTCCTTCGCCGCGTCTAGAGCTGCTTTGCGCTCGTCGGCGGTGCCGTCGGTCGTGCCGATGAGCGCCTCGAGGGCGTCGCCGGCGGTGTCCATCGCGGCTTTCGCTGCGTGCTGCCGTTCGATGGCAGCCTTCATCTTCGGGTCCATCACACTCTCCTGAGTTTCGTGGCTGCGATGCGTGCTCGTGCGCGCATCGCTGCGACTTCGGCTTCGAGGTCGAAGCTTGGGTCGCGTGGCTCTTTCACCGCGACGAGGTCTGCGATGCGCTCACCGAGCACATGGAGCCGGTCGCGTTTCGCCGCCGTGAGTGGGCGGCCTTTGGCGACCAAATCGGATGCCATGCACAGCACGGCTTCGAGGTGGTCTGCGAAAGAGGCATCGCCACGGGCGCCAGCCTCCAGATCGGTCAGTAGTGGTGTCGAATCGGAAACGAGCGTGAGATCATCGGGGAGGCCGACGGCGCGACGAATCTGATCCATCGACGCTGCGAGTGTGCCGTTCTTCTGTGCGGCCAAACCAGCGGCGCGGCTGATCGTCTGCGGCAACGTCGCGACGCGATCAGCGAGGCCAACCTTCACCGCGGACTTCGCGTCCAGCACGCGGCCTTCGCCATACCCGCTGCGGACACTGTCAACAGCGACGCGCCTGCCCTTCGCGACGTCCGCCGTGAACATGCCGTAGGCCGAGTCGACGAGGTCTTGGATGTGGCCGCGAGCATCGTCGGACAGCGCCTCATAGGGGTTGCCTTCCGTCTTGTATTTCCCGGCGGAGATCAGCGTCGTCTTGACGCCGACCTGTTCACTCGCCGCGCTGAGATCGTCGTGGGCGGCGAACACGCCGATCGAACCCGTCAGGCTGCTCGGCGACACGGCGACCTCGTCGGCCTGTGACGCGATCCAGTAGGCAGCGGACGCCATCATCGTGTTCGACACGGCGAGGACGGGCTTCTTGCCGCGCTGCGACCGTATGTCGGCGGCGAACTCGGGCATCTGGTCGGTCAGCCCGCCGGGCGAGTCGACGTCGAAGACGACGGCGCCGATGTCCGGGTCGGCCATCGCCTGCATGAACGCGCCGCGCAGATCCGCGACCGACGTGCCGCCACTGATCTCGGTCATGATGTTCGCCTTCGGGACGATCGACCCGTAGATGGGGATGACAGCGACGTCGTTCGCGCCGCCAGTCGTCGACCTCGACGCGCTGCGCCTAGCTGGGCCGGCGCCGATCCGTTCCTGGATCTCCTCGTCGGTGAACCGCTCGCCATTGGCGCGCATGACCACCAACTCACGGATCGCTGCGAGCGTGCCCGGCAGGATCGCCCAAGGCTGTTCCATCACCAGCCGCGTGATATGCGGATATGACCTGTCACCCATCCAAACCCCTCCTAATCGTCCATATCCGCGTGATTGCCATTCCCATTCGTAGCCGCGACGAGTTCCGGCTCCTCGAACAACGTCATCGCCGCGCCCGGCGGCGGGACACGGTTCGGCGCTCCGCCGACGGGCGTCTCCTGCGCGACCTGTCCCTTGCCGCCGGGCAGCTTCGGCAGGCCGAGCACGATCGCGCGTTCCTCGTCCGGCAGCAGCGAACCCGTCTGCGTCATCGCGTGAGCCGCCGCCGCCAACGTCGCGAGATCCGCCCTCGAGAAGTCGGTCGTGTCGAACATCGGGTACAACGCGGGGTCGGGAAACAACTCCTCGTCGGCATGGAGCGCGTCCTGGATCCGTTTCAGCCGCGCGTTCATCGTGAACGTCAAGAACTGGCCGCGGATGAACTCGAGGTTCGGCTCGCGATGCGGCTGCAACTCGGCGTACAAGAGGCTGGCCGGGTAGATACGGAACGCCGTCGCGACCTGTTGGGCGATGACCGTCGCGAGCTCGGAGGCCTGCGCCGCCTGCAGCGTGTTCGTCATCTGTTTCAGCGTCGCGTTGCCGAACAGCATCCCGATCCTGCCCTTCCGCGTCGGGCCGCCGAAACTGCGCGCCCAGCCCTGCAGCATCTCGTCGCGCTGTTCCTTGTTGCTCGGCCCGCCCTCGATCACCTGGTCGACGCTGCCGTCGTTCTCGAAGTAACGGCCGCGGTACTCCTCATACGCGCCGGCCCAACGAAAAGTGCGGCCGTGCATCGCCATCGCCGACGCTCCGTCCGCCGCCGGTTTCGGCGCCCACGCACGGATCGGGATCACGTCACTCGTCACGTCGACGCTCGACCCGTTCTTCCAACCCGTGATCGTGTAGTCGTAAGGCGTGCCCTTGATCTGGAACCAGTCCGGATCGAGCGGCAACAGCTGGACGACGGTGCCGGTACGGTCGCGGATCTTGCCGATGAACGCCGCCGTGTCCGTCTCCACCGCCGCCGCCGTGTCCGTCCAAAAGTTGAAGACCGGGACACCAGGCGCCGGGCGGAGGAACAGTCGCGCCTGCGACGAGTCATAGACCGGTTCGCGGTCACCCGCAGGGCCGGTATATGTCCGCATCGTCATCGACCCGACCGCTTCGGACACGAGCTTCACCGCCGCGGCGACGGACGCGATCTCGAGGGCACCCAACCCGAAGGCTGTCTCGCCCGCCCAATGCGTGATCCCGAGCGCCGACATGATGCTCGCATCCCACGAACCCGGCGTCACCACATCCACCGCCGCCTGCCGCGTAGACACCGAAGCGTTCCCCGTCGTCGTCCGCACAATCATGCGTACCACTTCGGAACGTCTTCGTAGGCGGCGGTGATCCGATCAGCCGATTCGCGCAGCAGCCGATCGCGCGTCGCCCATTTGAAAGCCTCGAACAATAGGTCGTCCGCGCGGCCGTGGTCGGCCTCGATATCAGGTCGACCGGGCGCGGCTAGGTGCTCCATCTCCCCGGCGATCTGGCCGAGCCGTTCGATCGGCGTCGGCATCAGGCCGACTCTCCGACGAACTCTGGCAGTTCTGGCAACGCGACAGCGACAAGATGCTCACGCAGCAACAGACGAGCGCGTGGCACCTCGACCGGGCCCTGCAACCTCGTCCGCCGCTCGCCGCCATCCTGCAACAACACGGCTCGCTCCAACACGATCCAATGCCGCGACTCGCTGGTCTGGAACCCCTCGACCGTCACGTCGCCGCTATCAGCACCCTCGTGGAGGATGTGGACACGGACGTGGCGGGGTTCACGCTGGAACCAGCGCACTAGCCGGCGAGCACCCTCTCGAAATCCTCGTCGGACAGGCTCGCGTAGCCGGCGCCGCTGTCGGCCTGCATCGCCTTGTCATACGCCACTACGGCGGCGACGGCCAGGTCGATCTTCCGCGGCGACGCGCCATGCTCCTTCGTGATATACGCGCCGTTCGGCGTCTCCTTGATCACCGCATGGCTCAGATGCGCCGCCAACCGCTCATTCCCGTCATGGGTGAGCTGCCGATTCACGACGGCGGTGAAGAATCGGCTGCACGCCGTGACCATCGTCGCGCGGCGATTCGTGTCGAACGGGACGACCGGCGGAATGCCCCACCTGTCCTGCCACTCCTCGATCTCGCGATGCCAACCAGGCGGGTCACACGCCAACTCGACGACACGCCACCGCTGCATCGCCGCGGCGACCACAGATTCCACCTCGCCGCGCGGCACGACCCACTCGCCGCGCGTGTCCGGCTTCTCCCATACACCGACCACGAAAACGTGGCCGTCGAGCGTGCAACCGACGAGCGCCGTCGAATCATTGTTGTACGACCCGTCGAAGCCGAGCACGACCTCCGTGTCATCCTTCGGCACGTCAGGGAACGGTGCTTCGCATTCTCTCCATGCACCGGCGGGCAGCCAATGCGTCTGCCCCGCCGCCCAAACACACCCATGCAGCTGCAAAACCTCGGCGTCCGACAACTCGGGGTCTTCGGCCTGCTCACGCAGATAATCAAGCGTGATCCACGACGCCGGATTCGCGAGCTTCATCGCCTTCACGTCATGCGGATCACTCGTCGGCGCCTCATGGTTGAACACGAGCAGCCTCGCCGGCCACAACCGCGCGACCGTCAACCCCGGCTGCGCGTCGATCTCGCCCTTCGCCTGCGCCTGATCCAAAATCCGGCCGAGAATCGAATCCTCACGGTCCCGCGCCTCACCAGCCGTCGTGATCGTGAACACCTGCGGCGCCTTCCGAGCACCACCACCACTAGTAAGAGCCGCATAGGCGCGCTTCAACGTCGGATCCGTCCACTGCGCGAGCTCGTCGCACACCACCAGGCTCGGGTTGTAACCATGCAGCCGCTTCGGATCCGACGACAACCGGTAAATCTTGCCGCCGCCATCCTCACGCACGATCTCGCCAACATGGTCACGCACCCGACACAACGCCGCCAACTCAGGCGAACGACGGATATACGCCGCCACACCATCGAACAAGCGACCCGCCTGCTTATCCGAAGCCGCCGCGAGCAGGATCTCCGGCGAACCATCCGACGTGAGCAACCGATATAACGCGAACGCGGCCAGCATCGCCGTCTTCCCGTTCTTCCGCGGCGCAACGATGACCACCGACCGCCAAACAGGGCCAGTCTCCGTAAACGCCATCGCCTCGCCGAACAACCGCCGCTGCCACGCCTCCAACACAAGCGGCTCGCCCGCCCAGTCATCGATCGACTGCTCGAGGAACTCGACGCAGAACTCGGCGAAATGCGCGACGTCGCTGCCAACGGCATAGCGCCGCCAAGCGTCGGGCCGCCGGCCGCGACGCTTCGAAGGAACGGCCACCGTCAAGCCGATTTCACCTCACGCAACTTGCCGGAACTCGGAGCTGCCCGCAACTTCGACTTGATAACCGCCTCCGGCTCCCGGCCACGCCGCTTCTGCCGCCGAATGCTGTCCCCAAGCCGCAAAACCTCGATCTCCGTCTCACGCAGCAACTTCACAACAGGATGCTCAATCGTCTGCCCCATCGAACCCTCAGTCGTCAGCGGACAATCAGCCCGCAGCCACGCCTCATGGATCAACCCAAGACGATCGCGCGCCTGCTCATACACCGCGACCATCTCCGAAAAAACGTCGTCGGTCGAAAACTCGGACGCCATCAAAGTGTCCAAGTTGTGG